CTTTTTTGTGATGTAAAGGGTAATCCGACTTGTTCGTTTCCAAGGGCGGCAAGGAGGATTTATGAGCAGTAAAGCACAGACAAGAGAAAAGGATTATGAGAGAGGATTACGAATTGCTGACAGTAGAAAGGCGATAGGATTATCACAGGATGAGTTAGCTCATAGAGTAGGTATAGGCAGACAAGCATTATCTGCGATTGAAAATGGTGGAGATTTTAAGACACAGACATTAGATAATCTGGCAATCGTACTTGGTGTATCTGTTGATTTCATAATGTATGGAAAGAATGAAGAAAATTCAGAACTATTATCTGAGGCAATGGATGTTCTTTCAGATATGGATGAATTGCAGATAAGACAGTGTCTTGCAATGATGAAAGCAATGAAAAGCGTGTCAGTTGAAAAGTGATTGTCGTGTTTACACGACATAATTGTCGCCTGTACACGGTCGGCAATTAAGGTGTGGCAGATTACAATATACTTGTGCTTGAGATACAGCACAGAGTTTGAAAGCGGCGTGCACAATGCTTTCTTTAATATTTCAATTAAGGAAGGTAATAGCCATGAAAAAGTATAACGGAAAAGAACTTTACAAAGGACTTTTGTTTATAAAGTCAATGATGAGTATGAATAATGTGAACCGACAGAAAGAACTTGATCAGACATATGCTTTAAGTGTGGGAATTGAGTGTGATCAGACTGTTGTAGATGATGGAGCATCTACATCGGTTGACAGACCTCAGATGCGTCAGCTGATGGAAATTCTTGAGATTTCAGATTACAAGGTACTTGTCGTAGAAGATATTTATGAGATTACAAGAAATCCGGAAGATTTAAAGTCAATGATGGATCGCATAAATGATTTGGGTGTGACAATATTTGACCTTGGTACTATGAGTGCGAGGTACAACAATTATGCGATTGAGTGTTAGGAATTCAGGCAGGTATTCCTACATTGTATTTGCTTCTGAAACAGTGGTATTTGATGACTATGGGAAGCCAGTCATCAAATGCCCAACAGAGGCTGAGGCAGTGGAATACATCATGAATCGGTTAGAGAGTGAGGTTATTCAGGATGATATATGATATTTATGCAGTTGGTAATACTTTGAGAAGTATTAGAAATAAATATGGATATACACAGAATGATATGGCGGAGAGCCTTGATGTAAGTTATATTCATTATTCGCAAATTGAGCAGGGAAGACATCGGATGAGTCTGGAACTTATGCTGAAGATTGTAACAAAGTATGGAGTAGATCCTAATACATTGTTTGGAATTGAAAGCAGGGAAAAACATGAGAATAAAGATTTGTCTGTATTGGAAGATAAATTGCAGATGCTTAAACCAAATGATAGAGAATATGCAATGTCTACATGTTTGATTTTTATTGAAGGCTTAGAGGCAAGAAAGGAAGTGGTTTGAAATGAGAAGAGCAGGAAGAAAGAAAAAGCCACTGACCATACAGCCGATAAAGTGTGTTGTGATGTTGTCTTCTGATGAGGAGAATGACTGTATTGCAGCAGAGAAAAAGGAAAATAAGCAGTTGAAACGAATCATGGAATTTGCTGACAATAACAATCTTATTCCTATGAAAGTATTCCGAAGAGGAATTTTTGGACGACGATTAAGGGATGAAGTGTTTTATAAGGCAATAAGATATATGAGAGCAGGAAAGGCAGATGCGCTTATCGTAACAAATCTCGATGCTATTTCAGACGGAATAGCAGATTCTTATTTAAAAATAGGAGCAGTAAGGGAAGCTGGGTATAGATTATTCAGTGTAGATGAGAAGGAACCCAAGGTTGACTTGTATATTCCACCAAAGAGAGGTGATCTGCAGTGAAGATAAAGAGAAATATGATTGTGTGGGCTGAATTAAAAAGTGGACTCAGGCATATACAAGCTGGAAGGAGACCATGTATTGTAATAAGCTGCGACAAAGCAAACGGAAAATCACCTGTATACACAGTTGTTCCGGGGACAACTAAGTTGAAAAAGGATTATATTCCAGTACATTTCAATATTGAGCCTTCAGAAATTAGAGGATTTTTAAGACATACAACAATGTTTTTACCGGAGCAGCTTGTCACAATAAATGAGGAACAGATAATACAGACTGCCGGGATGATTGTCAGCACAGATGCAATAAAAAAGGTTGATGCGATGTTAGTCAGACAGCTGCAGATTGGAGAATATGATGGATGATGAAAATGAATTAGAGAATCAGAGTATAGATATTCCTATATGGAAGCGATATTTGCTTTCTGTAACTGAAGCGGCACAGTTTTATCACATTGGTGAAAAGAGACTTAGACAAATTGTAGATATCCATCCAAATGGGGAGTTTTATCTGTTAGTAGGAAACAAAGTTTTGTTTAAGAAAGAGAAATTTGAGCAATTTCTGGCAGAGTCAACTGCAATTTAATATGTAAAGTAGTAGAAAAGGGGGCACAAATGTGGTACAATAACCATGCTAGGGCTCTCTTTTTTGAAAGGAGACAAAGCTATGAGTGAGAAAAGACGAGATAATCGCAATAGAATTCTTCACGAAGGAGAGTACCAGAGAGCAGATGGACGTTATCGTTTTAGATATGTAGATATTCATGGAAATGAAGGGAATTTATATAGTTGGCGTTTGGACCATAATGATCCTATACCTAAAGGAAAGAAAATGGAGCTTTCTTTAAGAGAAAAGGAAAAACAGCTGGAACAGGATATGTTTAACGGACTTGTTCCAGGAGGTGGAGGACTTACAGTTCTTGAATTAGTGGAGAAATATGTAAGTCTTAAAATAGGGGTCAGACAGAGTACTTATGCTGGTTATAAGACGGTAATTAATCTGCTGAAAAAAGATGATTTTGGCAAAAAAAGAATCGACAAAGTGAAATTATCGGATGCGAAAGCCTGGTTGATCAAGCTTCAGAGGGTAGATGGAAAAGGTTATAGTTCAATTCATACTATCCGGGGAGTATTAAGACCGGCATTTCAGATGGCGGAAGAAGATGACTTGATTCGCAAAAATCCATTTGGCTTTGAACTGGTCAATGTTATTGTGAATGATAGTGTGAGAAGAGAAGCTGTCACAAGAAAGCAGGAGCGGGAATTTCTAAGATTCATAAAAGAAGATGCGCATTTTTGCAAGTACTATGATGCAATATTTATTCTCTTTAACACAGGACTTCGTATATCAGAGTTCTGTGGGCTTACAAAATCAGATTTGGATTTTAAAAACAAAAGAATACGGGTAAATCATCAATTACAGAGAACAAGTCAGATGCAGTATATCATTGAAAAGCCTAAGACAGAAAGTGGCGAGAGATATGTTCCAATGTCTGATGAGGTGGTGGCTTGTTTCAAGAGAATACTTAAGGACAGGGTCAATCCCAAAGTTGAACCGATGGTTGATGGAATGACAGGATTTTTATTCCTTGATAAGAATGATATGCCTATGGTGGCATTACATTGGGAAAAGTATTTCCAACATATTCGGGAAAAGTACAATAGCATATATAAGGTTCAGATGCCGCCGATTACACCACATGTGTGTCGCCATACATTTTGTTCTAATATGGCTAAGTCGGGAATGAATCCGAAGATGCTTCAGTATATTATGGGACACTCGGATATCAGTGTTACGATGAATACCTATACTCATGTTAAATTTCAGGATGCACAGGAAGATTTTCAAAAAGCAATTAATTCATAATGACCTGATGAAAATGAGAGAAAAATGGCTGAATGCCAGTATTTATCTTAATCCCCAATTTCTTACCTGTCGATTCCCAATGGCAGATTTGCCTTTGGTACAGACTTGAAATTTACCAAAGTTTTTACCAAAATTGATGACAAAAATATGCAAAGATATGCCAAAATATGCCAGAATAAGTGAAAAATGAAGAAAGGTAAAAAGGCTTGAAAAGCCCGAAAATACTGGAAATATGAGAAAAATCAAGATTTTATTTGTTTGCCACGGCAGGAGACTAACTTCTTGTTAAAAGTGCTTTATTTACTAGGGTTTGAGCGATACAGCATTGGATTTTAGCCCATTTTTAGGACAAATGAACAGAGAGCATCGGTATGGAAAATAGAATATTAGGACATCTAAATAAGTCCATATACTTGTATTTATTATGAGTATGTGGGCTTATTTTAGTGCCTTAAAATCGAAAGACACACAAATACCAACTAATGGTCATAAAGTGCTTATATGAGCCACAGAGAGCGTAAGAAAGCCTTTATATGACCGTGATAAGAAATATGCATTTCATTGGAATAACTATGGAAGGAGATGAGACATTTGAAAATATCAGAATTGCAATCTACTTGTAACTATGATGATAGTATTATGGAAGAATTCAAAAATTGTCATCCAAAACAGATTATAAGCGAAGAAGTTCCTATTTCAATATGGAAGGTGAAATATAATTATAATACTAATCGTGGCAATTCTAAAACTGCTACAAAGTATTTATTTTTAGAAGAAAGTGCATGGGATATGGTAGAGAATGAATTTATGAACTACATAGAATCCATGAATGAAAAACACTCTGAACGAAAGCTATCAAACGTAGAAATTCTTGAAGCTGAGTTTATGGGTAAAGTATATATATCTCTTGAATAATTATATGTTTTTCAATCGTATCAAAATCCCTGTAAACAGGGTTGTATAGCGAGATGTCGTGTATTACCCACGAAACATAGTGACAACTTAATAATGGTTAAAACGTAAAATCTTTCACCTTGACCTAAGATAATTGGTTTCTAAGTAAAAGATAAACTCCTTTAACAGATTGGTAAAATCTAAAAGTTAAAGGAAAGATTACGGTTGAATCCAATATACAATGAGTATATAAAGTTTTTAAGAGATACGTCAGGTGAAAAGTTACCTGAGTTTAAAGAAGGTTATTTTTGGCTTGATAAACAAATCATAAAAGGATTTGATTTACAAGGTCATGAACACAAATTTTATAGAGTAAAAGTTTCAGATAATTTAGAAACTGTAGAAGTAATAAAGCTAAAAAATTATGACAATATAGAAGACGTAGATTTAGCAAGTTGGCAAGATTTAATCGAATTACAGAAAGAACATCTAACGCAGCTTGAAGCTGATTCATTAGAACTAATCAAAGGAAAAGCAGAGAAGTTTAATACATATACTTCAATAATTCCTATTTCTATGGGTAAGGATTCAATGCTTACCTGTCATCTGGTCAGAAAACTATATCCAGAAACCAAAGCAATATTTAATAATACATCACTTGATTGTGCTGATACATACAGAATGGTTAAGACTTTTCCTAATTGTGAGATTATGAATCCTAATTTGGGATTTTATCAAGATGTAGAAATAAATCATATGTTCCCAACACGATTCGCAAGATTTTGCTGTCGTATATACAAAGTAGGAGTAATGGTATCGCAGCTTGACCACAATCATCCGTATCTTATGTGGATGGGAATGAGAAACGAAGAGTCAAATACTCGTAGTGGCTATCAGGATGAATGGATAAATGAGCAGGAATGGGGTAAAACTTGTTGGCAAGGTATTCTTCCTATTAGAAAGTGGACAGAAATGGATGTGTGGCTTTATACGATTTGGAAGAATATTGAGATAAATTCTAAGTATAAGAAAGGGTACTCAAGAGTTGGATGTGCCATTGCGTGTCCATATTATACGAAATCTACATGGATTTTAGATAAATATTGGTATCCTACAATGTACGATAGATGGAGAAAACTATTAAAAGAAGATTTTATTACAAATAAAAAATGGATTGTTATGAACTGCACCATTGACGAATATCTTACTCAGGCTTGGAATGGTGGCGTATTTAGAGATGAACCAACAAAAGAAGTTATTGAAGAGTATGCCAAGTATAGCAGTTTAGACGAGAAAGTTGCTGCACAGTATTTTAACAAATATTGTGACAATGGATGTAAGTCTCAATCTGGCAAGTTAAAGCGAATCAAAGCAAAAGATGTTATTGGTATGAACTTAAAATATCATGGGAGGAATATCAATAAGTTTTATTGTAAAAAGTGTCTTATGAAAATGTATAACATGGATGAAGAAAAATGGAATAAACAAGTAGAAAGCTTTAAACAATCAGGATGTGATTTGTTTTAATTTTATAGTTTTTTTGTTAGCAAAGAGTATTTGAATGTTTGGAACAGTAACAAAGTATTTTAGAGAAAAAGGTTATGGATTTATCCGTGGAGAAGATGGTAACTCGTACTTCATCCATAAATCAAAATTACAAGGAGAATACATTGAAAGAGGATATTATGTATTCTTCAGACCATTTGTAAGTGACAGAAGCGATTATAACGCAGCGGATATATCTGTAATTGATGCACAAGAAAGGAACAGACAGCATGGCAAAGGTAATAAATAATATGGACGACTTGGCTATTGCATTACAACCAACATTAAAGAAAATGATTGACGGCATGGCACAACGAGTATATGAAACTTTAAACTTCTTTCTGCAAAGATATTACGATTCATATGATCCGATTTATTATCGCAGACAGTATGACTTCTTGAGGTCAGGTTTTAAGGTTAATGCAAGAATTGTCAGAGGTAAGGCGATAGCATCGGTTTATATTGATGTGGACTATATGAGTAATTACTATGGTGTAACTGGTCAACAGGTCGCAACATGGGCGAATGAAGGGTTACATGGTGGAAAGAATTTAGCATCTAACACACCGCATGTATGGGATGCAACAATGGCAAATACTGTAGACAATGGAGCATTGTTAAGAGATGCAGTTGCTTATTTGAGAAGTCAAGGATTTACAGTTAGAGTATAAGGAAGGAGGGAAAACAGAATGATTCTATACAAGAAAGATGTAATAGACAAGCTATCTGAAAAGACAGGCTTATACAAAAAGGATATAAAAGCAATGCTTGTTGCATTGAATGAGTTGGTATATGAGGAAATGGACAATGATAATGCCATTATTCTAAATAATCTTTTGAAGATTGAGCCAGTAACAATACCGCCTAGAAATAGATATGATATTGTGCGTGATAAAGTGTATCAGCATAAGGCATATCAAGTTGTGAAGATTACACCGAGTAATAATCTTAAAGATAGTATTAGAAAACAGAATACAGAAAATATATAAAAGGACGTAAAGCATGAATGATATACCAGATTGCAGTAGATGTGAACGCTGTAAAAGTATGGAATATTTATTTGATGATTTTTATTGTTGCGAAGAAAACGAACCATCACAAGTATATGGATTGCTTGGTGCATATTGTCCACCAGAAGTCAGTCCTATATGGTGTCCAAAGAGAGTAAAGGAGAATGAAGAAGTAATGAGAAATATTGACACAAAGGCTACAAGAGAGAACATTAGCAAGGATTTGAATAATCTGGGAGAAAATAGAACTGAAAATATTGGAGATTTGAAAGTCGGATTATTTGGCAGTCTTGATATGAATAGGACAATAAAAAAGATTAAAAACTCATTGGCTAAGTTATCATTATAGAAGGAAAACTAAGATTATGACAAAATTAAATATCAATATCAAAGTAAACGAGATTGAGGAAATTGCACCAGTTATTGAAAGTGTGAAGAAGTTGGAATTGAATAAAATTTCTGAATGTAACGCAGTAGTAACAGTAGAACTTGAAGTATAGGATTGGAAGGAGATTAAATAATATGACAAAAGAATTAAGCATTGAAAACATTAAGAAGGAACTGATTGACAAGATTTCAAACAATGAGGAAGTGTTAGAATATTTTGAAGAACATTATCGTGAGAATGGTGCCAATGATATTTTGAAAAGGTATGGAACAAAAGTAATAAAAGATAATTTTATCTTTGCACATGATATGTCAGTATCAAATATGGATATGTTTATATCTGTAGAAGTTAATGAAGAAGAGATATATACTCTTACTACAAGTGGAAGAGAAGTAAAAACTCTTTACAAAGTAAATATTATGGTGGCTCTTGAAAATGATAATGACCTTGATAAAATGGCTATGTTACTTGGAAAGATTGCAACAGAATTATACCCTGATAGATGCGATTACAAAAATTCTGTATATAATATTGAACATTTATACCCATATGGGAAAAAACAGATTGTAAGGGTTGTGCAGTTTAGAGTTGATAAATAATCGGCAGAAATACACCGATTCAAAAAATATGATGGATATTTCCCAACAGGCAGGAAGTAAAAGAAAGCCTGTATCAGAGATCAAGAATATCTAACGTGCAATTCTGCGCATTTCCCAATATGAGAAATTGAATAACAACACGGCTGCATATAGCAGTCTATTAAGG